AACACAAGGTAGTCTGCGATGATGTATACACTCCGCGAATTACTTTAGGGTTTGATATAACCTACCATCAAGATCATATTTCTAGCAGTAAAGGATTACACCCGCTATTCATCAGGTGACCAGTGTTCCATTGATCTAAACACACTTCTAGCAGACACAAGATCTTTTTTCAATTCAACTAAGTATAAAAACTCAAACGGTTTTTCACCTATCTTTTCTAGGGGATAATGATATGTGGAAGTAATTTTGTCAATTACTTTAATATCTTTAGTGATACATGTTATAATAGCATTCCGCCATTCGGCATCTAAAAACAGATCTACAACAAATTGATGTACTTCGTTTTCAGGATTATAAGCAGACATCAGGTTTAATGTTTCGTAATATAATGCTCGTATTGGGTTAATATTTTTTCTATACTTAGACATAACAATTTCGTGATGCCATTTCTTTTCTTTAGTACACTGATGCATATAAAAATAATAGTATTCTTCCATGAATATTACAATTACATTTTTAGCACTCTTCTTAATCTTGCTTGTAAGAAGGCGTTTAAGTTTGCTGACAATTTTTGCGTGGTATTCTGTTAATGAATCTTTATATTTTGTAGATAGGTATTCCAGATCCATAGACCCGTCAACGAACTCGTTAGGTATTTCGTTAGTTTTAGCAAATTTTATTAATAGTGATTCAAATCTAACAAGTCTAAAATCAATTATGTCCGTCATTGTTTTTATGTATATCCAATATAGTTTGTAACTTATCTCTACCTTTATTATAGAGTAAAGTTGCTCTAGCACCTTCATGTAAAGGTTTTGGCCAGTTGCCTATATTGACCCACGCATAACCACAACTTTCGCCATTTAGGGTAGGTAAAAACTCATCTTCTATAACCGCTACAAAACTATAATACATAAAATGTCGGTCTTTGCTTTGATAAACGTCTATTGGATTAAGTTTACTAATATCTGGTACTATGCCTAATTCTTCTTCTACTTCTCGTATCAGTGCTTCATAAGGAGACTCACCATTTTCGATGATACCTCCCCAAAATCCCCAAGTGTGTTTTTGTCTTTTGTCACTGTTTCTAAACTGTAAGAGTACTCTGTTTGTTTTCGTAGATAAAAATAATGTGCCTACAGCAACAATACCTTCAAATGGTTCTACAGGACTAGTGTCCAATATCCCGGGTTGTACTCGCCTTCGTAAATGCTCATCCATAGTTTTCCTGTCCATCTATAAACTTTATTAGTATTTAAGTTCTTTGATGTAGCAATAGTATCGGATTTGGTGCTAGAATCAAAACTAACCACCCATCCAGTCGAACTATATTCTATAATGTCATTTGCCGCGGCAACTACATTCCAATTTGTGTACCCTTCGCCTAAATCTTCAGTAATTAAATATCGCTGACCGTATGCTAAATCAGGTAAAGTGCCATCACCAGGATAGTTCTTTGTAGGATCTATGATTTTATTTACGTCACCAATAGTCGAGGCTGGTAATGTATCAGTATCTAAATTAAATACCAATTGGGTGTCGTCAGCAGGATTAATAGCAATAGTACCTGCTATGTCTTGCGTATCGTCATCCATGTCATCAATAATTTTTAATTTTAATAAACTAATACTATCTTGTACTTCTTTGTCGTACATTTCTAGCAATGGCGCCCATTTTTGTGGGTTTACGCCTGCTTCGTCGTACAACGTTATACTTCCATTTACAACTTGTATTCTATAATTACCCGGAGTAACAATTACTCTAGATGTTAAGTCAAAGTTTCTAAAGAAGTCGTATATGTCTTCATCATAACCAATATCGGTTAAATTTTGACCGTTAAAGTCAGCAAACACATTAGTCTGTATTTCATGTATTATGCTTTGACGTTTAACTTTAGCAGGTGGATTAATCCAAATAGGTAATTGGAAAGTTAATGTCGACACATCAATTTGTTCGTCGACGCCCTGCGGTAATGTTCTGTTATTAAACTGTATGTCTGTTAATTCTACTTCTACAATTTGTGTCCAATCAAATGGATTCGTGTTTTGTTGTAATTGTATTGTAGGGTTAAACAGTACTAAAATTTGTTCCATAAGTTGTAACTTAGTATCTGTGTTTGGTGTCCAGATATCAACTTGCATACTTAGGTTAAAGGGAACAGGCATATATCTATTAATAGTATATTGATTGCCTTGTTCGTTGCTATACGATTGTGTAGCATCGTCGTACTTTCTTTCTGTAACTGACTTAGTGTCAGTAAAGAATGGATCTTGTGTTCTATCTCTTGCTAGTGCTAAACTGGCTATGCTTACACCTATAAACGGTGTACTGTTAATCACGTTCTCTGAATTTTCTCTAAGTAAATGTGAAACCATTCTACTTGGATCAGCATATCTAACAGGCACAGTATTATATCTAATATCTTCGCCATCGCGTCCGCCTTCTGCTACTTTAAAAGCATGAAATATTCTAATAAATTGTAGAATATATCTTCTTACTTGTTCATCATACCAATATTGCATTTTTAATTATCCGTCTTAGGTTTAACAATTTTACTAACGTATGTTCTTTCGTTAGTAATTGATTTGTCTGTGTTATTTGTTTGTGTGGTATTGTTAATAAACCCATCTAGGATTCTATTAGCACTTGAGAATACTTGTTTGCTATCATCAGCAACTTTAACCCAACGAGTACCTTGTTTTTTAAATATTCTGCTTGGAGTGAAGTCTGTTCTTAAGAAATAGTCACCGTCTACAGATGCTAATGGGAAAGAAATACCACTACCTAGTAGTGTAGCACCATTAGGCGCACCGTCTATTGTACCAATAAATGGCTTTCCTTTAGCATTTTCATCTACATAAAGATGTGCCCCATCGGCATAGTACGGATCATTTGGTACTTCATTTTCTGCTTGTTGTACAATAGCATCCGAAATATCAATCTCATCTTTATATGTGCTAATTATATTTCTTAAATCATCCTCTTCGTCACCATAACCAATAATATCTCTGTACTCTTGTGAGTCGGATATTGGTCCTAGTTTGACTCTCCACATGTGTGGCCACCAATTTGGATCAAATCCTTCTGAGGGCCTACTGGCGTCTGTAACTACATAAAATCTGTTAACAGCATCTTTCCTTTCGTCTAACAATAAGTCATCACGTAGATGCGGTAACTCTATTACATCACCAGCCATTAATTTTCTGCCTATGGTATCTACCATTGTATCCATATGAAAACTCATAAAAAGAGTGTCATTTGATAAAAACATACCAAATTGCGTAAGATCAAAGTCGTTATCGCCTACATTGTAAGCACCACGTAGTTCAAATATGTCGTCGCTATACTTTCGGTCTCTATTTTCTAAAAATAAAACATCCTGTATAAACGTCTCACCTGATCGTTGATCGCCATCCGCACCATATGTATTGCTTTCTTGTGGTTTTGTAAAGTCTTTGGTATCACCTTGATCGTGTATACCAACATATTTGTGTACGTTGACGCCAGTACCGCCGGCGTATATATTTTCCGCCACGATACCGTCGATAAACTTATAATCGTTTCTTTTTACTGGGTTCCATAAACTTATTTTAGGCATAACTGTATTTATCAGATTGACAACGGATCAGAAATTTGCTATTATACTGTTTATGGAAATATATGAAATAGTAATATTAACGGTTGTACTCATCGGGTGTTCTTGGAACGCCTACTACATTGGTAGACGCGAAGGTAGAAAAGACGCATCTCAAGAAGCAATGATAGGAACACTTATCTTTGCCAGGGATAAATTCTTACTTAAAGACAAAGAAGACATTGTTTGGCAGTACCTAAACGAAGATATGGCAACTATAGTAAAAATGGTAGTTGATCGCAAGATTTAATCTATTTGACACCCTTTTTGCCAGAAAAATTATATATAGTTTTAAAATTGAGTAATTATTGGTATGGCTAAACGAAAAACAAAGACAGTTTACTTCACTCCAGAACCGGATTGGAAGAAGTACGAAGGAACAACGGATCAGGATGCAATGAATAAGGCATACCAGGACGTTCAGTATTTTGTAAGAACTGAAATAAAAGACAAAGACAAGATCGCATTAACCAGAAAATGGGTTAAAGACGATTCCGGTTGGGACAAGATGGACATAGTTACAATACTTAGGGCGCCTGACTGGGCATTTGGACCTACAAGTACTACTATTTACTCTTGGAAAAAACTTAACTTTATTCCTGATAATATTTTAGAGCATTTGGAGAAGAGAAAGGCTGAGTGGCTTGTACAAGGCAGTAAAGTTATTGAAGAAAAAATTGCCAAAGCAGAAAAGGCACCTAAAAAAGTTATCAGCATTCAAGAAAGAATGAAGGAGCAGGTAAGTGATTTATGCGGCGACTTTGAAGGCTTCTTAGACGATATGGTCGATGGTGCTAAAACAATTAAAGAGTTTGATCCATTTAAAATGATGATGTCGTATCAACCAGAGATTAAAGGACCTCATGCTAAAATTATAAAGGACGAGTTTGCTAACAGTCATTTAGAAGCATTAGAAGTGCTTGAATGGAAAGATGAAGACCTCAAAGAAGCATACGAACACTTTGATGCTAAAATGCGTAAAGCCTTCGTACAGTACTACGAAACGATTAATACTGCTTGTGATACCATTATCAAAACAAAAGCGACTACACGCAAGGCTCGTAAGCCTAAAGCACGGTCTAAAGAGGCTATCGTGAAGAAATTAAAGTATCAAATTAATGATCCGCAATTTGCTTTAGCAAGTTTACCACCAACAGATGTAGTGTATGCTAATGAAGTTTGGATATACAATACTAAGACTCGTAAGATAGGTGTATACAAAGCAAAAAACATAGATCCCAAAAACTTACAACGTCCTGGCACAGGCATTATGGTCAAAGGCACAACACTACAAGACTTTGATGAAAAAGCAAGTGTACAAAAAACATTAAGGAAGCCAGCAGAGATGCTTAAACTATTTGAAGCAGGCAAACAGAAATGTAAAAAATCATTTGAGGAATTAACTACAACACCTACTAAAATGAACGGTAGATTCAATGAGCATACTATTATACTTAAGACTTTTTGATAAATAGTTAATATGAGTGCAACAGAAACCCCAAGAGATAAACTAATAACAGAAATCAAATTACGTCTTGGTGACGGAATGATAGATGTGGAGTTAGATCCTGAACATTATAACCTTGCTATAGACAGAGCAATACAAACACTTAGAAGTAGAAGTGATGCGGCTGTTGAGGAAAGTTATGCGTTCTTAGGAACCCAGGTCGACACACAAGAATATACGTTACCACAAGAAGTATTAAATATTAGACGTATATATAGACGTGGAGTTGGTGGCGGTAATATAGGAACAGGTACAAACTTTGATCCATTTGACGTTGCTTTCCAAAATACATACTTAATTAACGCAGGTGTTGTTGGCGGATTAGCAAACTATGACGCATTCACACAATATAAAGAAACCCTAAACAGAATATTTGGTGGCGAATATGACTTTACGTTTAATTCAAATACCAAAGTATTAAAAATTCTAAGAAAGATATCAGTAGCAGAAGATATAATGATGCAAGTATCTAACTTAGTACCTGAACAAAGTCTAATTCAAAATGAATATACAAGACCGTGGATGGCAGACTGGGCATTAGCAGAAGCAAAAATGATGCTCGGAGAAGCAAGAAGTAAATATGCTTCAGGCTTGCCA